CAGATAAAAATACGATTACGGGTTCAATCGGGATTTTTGCATTATTCCCAACCTTTGAAAATACAATCAAAAAAATGGGAATGAGTACCGATGGCGTATCGACAACGGATCTCGCGGAAACGTCAGCTTTAAGTCCATTGGGTAAAAATACTCAGGATATTTACCAACTTAGTATTGAAAATGGTTATGATCGTTTCTTAGATGTGGTAAGCCGTGGTCGTCAATTATCAAAAGATAAAGTAGATAAAATTGCTCAAGGCCAAGTTTGGTTAGGGCAAGATGCACATAAAAATGGTTTGGTGGATGAATTAGGCGATATAGATGTAGCCATTGAGAAAGCTGGTGCCCTAGTAAACCAAAATCCAGATAAATATATGGATAGCTTTAGTGTGCAATGGTTAGTTGATGAAGATGATAGCTTCTTAGCAAAATTAGATCACAAGCTTAAGCAAAAAGGGCAAGTATTATTGACAAATTGGTTGGGATTGCCACAGGAAGTACATCAAGTGAAAAAACAACTGAATGTGTTAACCAAATTTAATGATCCAAAAGGGCAGTATTTGTATTGTTTAAATTGTGGTTCGGTTAAGTAAAACAGTAAAATATAAAAAGGGCGGAATGTAATTTCCGCCCTTATTTTTTTACCCAAATAGCTTATTTTTCATTTTTGATATTAGAGAAAATATTCGCCAAAATTGGACCCGATACATTGTGCCAAAAACTGAATAAAGCGCTTGGTACTGCAGCAATTGGGTTAAAATGTGCAGCAGCCAGTGCAGCACCTAAAGCAGAGTTTTGCATCCCCACTTCAATTGCCACCGCTTTACTATCCGCCGTATTAAGTTTGAATAATTTTGCCGCAAAGTAACCAATTAAATAGCCTAAGCAGTTATGTAAAACTACCACGCTGAAAATTAATAGGCCTGATTCTATGATTTTATCTTTGCTTACTGCCACTACAGCTGCCAAGATTACGACGATAGAAATAACAGAGACTAATGGCATAGTTTGGCTAGCTTGTTCCACTTGCTTTTTGAAAAGTGCATGAACGACTAAACCTAAGAAAATTGGGAATAATACCATTTGTAATACAGACATAAACATCGCGCCCGCATTAATATCTAACCATTGGCTTGCTAATACATAGAAAATAGCAGGCGTTAATATTGGCGAAAGTAAGGTTGAGATTGTCGTACAAGCGACAGAAAGCGCGGTGTTACCTTTTGCTAAGTAAGTCATTACGTTTGATGAAGTCCCCCCCGGGCAAGACCCCACAAGAATCACTCCCACCGCTAAATCAGCCGGTAAATCAAAGGCTTTTGCTAATCCAAAGGCAATAGTGTGGGGTAGTGACAATATTTGCATAGAAAGAAACAAAAAAATTTGGCGCGAAAAAATGCGATAAAGCCCCTGTTTATGGGGCTTTGTTGTTTTTAAGGGGTAATAGTTATGCAAATAATGAAAATGGTGGGGATTGGTGAAAAATGGGCGGAATTTGTGTTTTTATTTGCATAGTTATAGTCGGTTTTTGAATGGTTTTTAAAAGGTTTTAAAACGGTTTTAAAAAAGGGGATGTGGGCGAAGTGTCTGCATCCCCTTTTTTTTATTTGAACTGTCAACCAATAGTTGATTGTTGGTGGGGTGATCGTATGTCTCCGACATTGATGTCGGTAACATATTAAAAATTTCGGTAACCTAACACAACTTGACCAATCACAAGAAGGCTGTCCGCCTCTTCTGTTGTGAGTTTTATTGGGCGGTATGCGTTATTGTCGCTGAGTAACTCTACCCCGCTAAATGTGCGTTGAATGCGTTTTATCAGCATTGATCCTTGATTGTTTAAAACAAAGATTTTGCCATCAATTAAAGTTTTGCTGGCATGATTGACGATAATGTCCTCACCGTCTTTTAGCGTGTCATCCATGCTATCGCCGCATACTCTGTACTTGCCGCAGTCTTCTGCTTTTAACCCTCTTGCACGCAACCATTCGCTTTCTATCTTGGTTTTCTTGATTTCAGGGTAATCCCCGTTTATGCCACCATAACCTGCCGTTACGATAACATCACGGCAGTCGTCAATCCATTCAAACTCTTCATCTTCGGCAACGCTACGTGAATTTTTGCTTTTCTGCAGAGCGGTTGTATTGGAATTTTCATCTAGCGTTGCGTCAGGTTCTCCGGTCAATAAATAACTCGGTGAAACTTCCAATTCTTCGGCAAGGGTAATAATCATTGATGCCACAGGCTCAGTTTGATTTGTTTCCCAATTCTGCAATGCGGATAGCGAAAGACCTAACTTTTCCGCCATAGCATTTCTTGAAACTTTTTTAAGTTCTCTTAGCTCTCTGATCCGATTTCCGATGGATGAGTTGTTTTTAAACTTAACTCTCATAACTTTAAAAAACTCCTGTGAAAAATTTAATGTTTTTAAAGTTGAATTAAAAGTTATTAATTTCAAGTAGATAGATAAAATAACCATTAAATCAATGTTTAAATTTTAATCAATTAACTTTAAAATAAACTTTTTAAAGTTTACTTAGTTGTTTTTATGGTTTAATATCCTCATCAGATTAACTAAAGGGGTTATCTAATGAGGACATTAATGGAAACTAAAAAAACAGCTATTGATTGGCATCGAGAAGACATCAAAGCTGCACTAGCAAAAAAAGGTTGGTCATTGCGCCAACTTTCTTTAAAGCATGGTTATAGCAACGGTAGCACATTAAAAAACGCGCTAGACCGTCCTTGGCTCAAAGGTGAACGCATTATAGCTGAAGCCATTGGCGTTCCTGCCGAAGTTATTTGGGCATCACGTTATGAGCAACGTAACCATAAAAAATATGCCGATAGATAGTTTTGAGGTTATTTATGAGAAATGACAACCTAAAAACACACTACTCAGCCAAGGAACTACTTAATTTAAGTTTATCCTGTTTACCTAATTCAGTGCAAGGAATTATTTATCAAGCTAAGAAGAATGGTTGGGCAACTCAAAAAAGAGTTGGTAAAGGTGGCGGTGTTGAATATGCAGTTTCTACCTTGCCGGAAGATGTACAAACCGCAATTAGAGATCGTTTTGCTGTTGCGGTGATAAGTAAACCAAAACAACTCCCAACGGTTAAAAATCTGAACCTTGCCGACCTCACCACTAAACAGCGCGAAATTGCTGATGCACGCATGGCTTTAGTGGCTTATGTGAGCGAATTGGAACAGGTGCAAAGCCGAATCAAAGCCATCACCCACCTATGCAATGCGGCAAAGTGCGGTGAAATTTCGGCGGATTTGATGGCGTTAGTCTCCACGGCTAACAGCAAAAACGGCAATAACTGCGGTCGTGTGTTATCACCAAGAACCCTGAATCAGTGGGTGATTGATTATCACAAATGCAAAACAGCCGAAGAAAGATTGCGTGCGTTGGCACCGGGTCAACGTCAGGCACAAAAATTGGAAGAATTGGCATGGTTGCCTGATTTTTTGGTGGCTTATCGCAACACTAACGGCGTAAACGTCACCGAGGCTTACGCAATTTTTAAAGCGCACTGGCAGGCGCACTATGCTGACCAGCCATTAATGATGGCACGTTTGCCAAGCCTTGAAAGAGTGCGTCGCGGATTATCCAAACTGCCACGCCACATTCGCGAAATTGGTCGTAAAACAGGTGCAAGCCTGCGCGCCTTAAACACTTACGTTAAGCGCGATTGGTCGGTGTTAAAAGCGAATGATGTGTGGGTGGGGGATGGTCACTCCATGAAGATGAAAGTGCAACACCCTGATCATGGTCGCCCATTTATCCCCGAATTGACGTTAGTCATGGACGCACCTAGCCGCTTTATTGTTGGTTGGTCGGTCAGTTTGGCGGAAAACGCGTTAGCCGTTGCGGACGCTATCCGAAACGGGATTGAGAACCACGGCATTCCGGCTATCTATTATTCGGATAACGGTGGCGGTGAAAAAAACTGGACGCTAGATGCGGATATTACAGGGATTTTGCCCCGCTTGGGCATTAATCACCAAACAGGGATTCCGGGCAATCCACAAGGGCGCGGGATTATCGAACGGGTGAACCAAACTTTAGCGATTCGCATTGCACGCCAGTTTGAAACCTATCACGGACGTGGCGCAGACCGCGACACCGTGCGACAAACCTCCACGGCAGTGATTTCGCTTGATAAAGCCATTCGCCAAGGGCGCACCGAACTGACCAACAAGCAACGTTGGGCGGTGGGTAAATTGCCAACATGGAAACAGTTTATTGATGCGGTAGAAGAAGGGATCCGTTGGTACAACAACGAACATATCCACCGTGAAATCGGTTGTACACCGGCGCAAAAACGCCGTGAGTTATTAGCCGATACTGAGTTGTTATTGATTACTCCAGTTGAAGCGCGTGATTTATTCCGCCCAAGTGTGATGCGTGTGGCTCAACGCGGCTGGGTATCAGTGTTTAACAACCAATATTTCAATCAGAAACTGCTTAATGTGGACGGCAAAAACGTGCAGGTGGCGTTGGATATACATAACCCAAGTGCGGTCATTATTCGCGACGAATCAGGCGCGTTTATTTGTGAAGCGATTTTAGATGGCAACAAGCGTGACGCATTCCCATTGAGTTATGTGGAAAAAGCACGCAAAGACAGACACCAACGCCGTGCGAAATTAAAACAAGAACAACTGGACGAAATTAATGCGGAATTGAATCCGGTCATCAGTATCGCCCACAACCCAGGCGCAGAGCTATTACACGGCTTGCGCGCAAAACAAGTTAACCGCTTTGACGAGGACGAAGAAATTGCGTTGTTACCAAGCGAAATGAGACGCCAACAACGCAAGATGGCAGGAGGTTAGATTATGACAAAACGAATTATTAAAAAAGTCCACTGCGGGCGAGTTGAATACAACAAGAAACCGCATTTTGCCTACCGACTCATTGAATGGGAAGGGAAAGCGGTTGAAGTGAGACAAGCCCAAGACTTTTTAGCCGTTTATACATTAAAAGGCAATCTTATCTGCCACGCATCAAGATTAATTACAAATACAGGAGCACTAACATGAAAGAACAACTTGCAAGATTTATGCAACAGAAAGGGCTAACCCAAACACAAGTGGCAAAAGCCCTCGGCAAATCGAATGCCGTTATTAGCCAGTATTTAAAAGGCATTTATAAAGGCGTGACTAAAGATATTGACGAAGCGGTGGAACGCTTAATCAAGCGCGAAAAAGACAAGGTGGTTGAGCGCAATTTTAACAGCGAATTTGTGCCGACTTATGCTGCAGAACGTTGCCTTGATGTGGTGCATATTGCCCACGTTGAAGGTGAAATTAGTGTGGTTTATGGCGCGGCAGGCTTGGGAAAAACCAAGGCATTAAAACAGTATGTCAGCCAAAACCCGGAAACGATCTTTATCGAAGTTGAGCCAAGTTGTAGCCCCAAGGTGCTGTTGAAAAACCTCTGCCACCAGTTGGGATTAAACGAAGTCGGGGCTAACCATGAATTGTTTACCCGTATCACCGAAAAATTGGGTGAAGGTCGCTTAATCATCGTCGATGAAGCGGAATTGTTAAGCACAAAAAGCCTGGAATATATCCGCCGAATCCATGACTTGACAGGCTGCGGTGTTGTGCTTGCTGGTATGCCTCGCCTACTTGTGAACTTGAAAGGTAAATACGGCGAATTGGCGCAACTTTATAGCCGAGTGGGCTTGGCTTGTGATTTAGGCAACCAATTAAGCGAAGACGATATCCACAAATTAGCCGAAAACGGCTTAGGTACGGACGAATTTAACCAAATCCTATTTAAAGCCAGCCACGGCAACGCCCGCCGCTTAACCAAACTTATGCGCGGTGTGATCCGTGTGGCCGAAATGCACGGCAAACAGATTGACGAGAAGTTAATCAACTCTTATGCAGGCATGTTAATCAATTAATCAGACTAAGGAGCAACAAAATGAGTGAACAAATGAACCGCGTGGCGTATGCGTTAAGACGCGAAGGTGTGCAAATCGTGGAAAGCAAAGACGGACGTTTCCCGCGCATGGTGATTTTAAACCCGAGCCGTCGTTTACAAGAAAAAGGCGTGCAAATGACCACCGTCAAAAATGGTGCGCATATTGTGCGAAACGTGGCAAATGAACAAGGCGTTATGGTCTATTGGGCTTAAGGGGGAGAGGTGCCTAAATATCGTCAAATCTACGCCGTATATCGCGGAGAAGAGAATCTAGGCGACGGCACGGCGGAAGAACTAGCAAAGAAATTTAATATTAGAAAAAAAACACTGTACGCAATGGGGTCAGAAGCGATCCTAAAGCGTAACAAAGGCAACAGATTAATCGTAATTAAATTAGATAAAGAAGAGGTTTAAACCATGAAAGTGATGATTGAAGGTAAAGAATATTGGCGTGATGCCAAAGGCAATTTAACGCCAGCTGAGTTGGTGAAAGAAATCGACAAAGCGCGTGATGCGCTCGTGCATGAATGGGTGGAACGTGGTCGTGATTTGAGCAAAGCAATTAGCCATTTTAAAGAAGGTATTTTTGGTGATGTACAAGCCTTTATTGAGCTTTCTGCCGAGAAATATGGCGCGAAAGTGGGGGGTAATAAAGGCAATGTGACCCTGTTTAGCTATGACGGTAAATACAAAATTCAGCGCGCGATTAACGAAAGCTTGCAGTTTGATGAACGTATCCAGGCTGCCAAAGTATTGATTGATGAGTGCTTGAATGAATGGAGCGAAGGCTCACGCCCTGAATTAAAAGCATTAATTGAACGTGCT